AGAGCGTCTACTTCTTCCGCCCGTATCAGTACGAGGGCATCGGCGACGAGCAGATGCGGGAGATGATGTACGACGAGTTCCCGTCCGGGCTTGAGGTTTGGATTGCCGGTGGCGAGATTGGTTTGGTTCGCGAAGGTTCGATGGATGAGCATATTGCCATCAGTCACGCGACACCTGGAGACGGCCAGAATAGAGAAAGCATCGGGACGAACTATCTTCCCATGCAAAAGCAGCTAAATTCATGCGTATCTCTGCTTTATCGGTATCACGTGGCAGCAGTGGCGCGGCGCTGGGCCGGTGAGCCGGTCATCGATGTGGAAGCTATCAATAGGCAGTCGAACGACCCGGCCAAAGTGAGTCCGTTCGATCTTCAATGGTGCATCGATCACGCGTTGGACCCATCAAAGATTACGTTTGTGGAGAATGTTCCACAAGCCAACGATGCGCTATTCCAATATATTCAATACCTTATGACCACGATGCCGGAAACGCTTGATGGAGGTTCCCCGGCAGTCTTTGGTATCGAAGCCGACGCGGCCAGTAAAGGAACGTTTGGCGAGGCTCGCCTCGACCGTGACCAGGCATTGCAGGTATTCTCTCTCCCGTGGGGCGATATGGCAACACAGGTTGCCGCATTCTCTCATCAGGCAATCAAATCGGCGGCGGCGAATCGTATCTCCGATTTCTCGGTTGGGCTTCCAGGTGAACGTGTGCGAGTTCAAGTCGGCAAGCTCAAGGGCAACGTGCTGGTGTGGAGCACATCGACAGAGATTCCGCCGACGCTTGCCGAGCAGCAGGCAGAGATCGGACAAATGTTGTCCGCTGTCGGAACAGTTCCGTTCTACGCGCAGATTTTGAGCGATCCGCGCAACCTTGAGATTCTGCGCAAGTTGCCATCGTTTACCGGCATGAAGATTCCCGGACTCGATGATGTAGAGCGCCAGATCGAAGACAATCAAAAGTTGCTCGCGGCGACCCCACTCCCGAATCCACAACTTGAGGAGCTTAAAGAGCAGTTGCAGATGCTCGACCAGCAGGCTCAGATGTCCGCACAGCAGAATCCAGCAATGGCGCAGCAGATCGTTCAGCAGGCGCAACAGCAGGCCGCGCAGTTGCAACAGCAGATTCAGGCTATACCGCCTCTGATTCCGAGTATCCAGCCTGCGCAAGACGCCTCTCAGGACCATCTAATCAGAGCCGCAATTGCGCTGTCCGAGATGAAGTCGGCGCGCGGCAAAGCAGCGCAGAATGGAAGCGATGAGCAGAAGCAAGGTTTCCTGAACTTGGCTCTGAACTGGCAGGCTCATGCAACTATCGCGCAAAAGATGCAGCCACCGCCTCCGGTCGAGATGCGGGCCAGCGTGACGATTGATCCGACGAAGTTGCCGCCAGCGGCTCAGGCTATCGCGTTCGAGCGTCTCGGATTCCAGATGCCACCTGTGGCATTGCAGACGCAGGATCAGGACCACGAGATTACGGAAGAGACAGAGGGCGTTAACCCGGAGACAGGGGTTCCTACAAAACGCAAGGTATCGGTGGTCGGAAAGCCGCTATCATGATGCGATTATTTTGGAAGTGGGTTACAAAAAAACTCGACGATGCACGATGCACGGCCAATTACCACGAGGAAAAAGTAACAACTCCAGACGGTTGTCCGTGGTGCGGAATTAAACGGTAAGGAGACAGACATGGAAGCAGTTCTTGAGCAGGGACTTGAGCAGGTAGAGCAATCTTCTGGAGGCGACGGCGGGCAGCTACAGCAACCCGACCCAAAGCAGGCAGACCGCGAGTATTCTCAGTGGCTCAAAACCTTGAAAGAGGATGGGGATTTCGGCAAGCATTATCGCCGTATCAAAGACGACTTTGGGCGGCTGGAAAGCCTCAAGCGTTTGGAGCCGAAGGGTATCGACGGCGTTCGTGAGCGGTACGCGGCGCTTGATGGCGTGGCCTATGGCGACAAAAAGGGTATTGAAGCCATTTCCACGATGCAATCGACGCTGGCTGAATCTCAGGCTGCGCTAGACGCGATTGCGCAAGGGGATTTGCGCTCACTTAGCGAGGACCAGCGCGCCGGAATCATGCAGTCTGCTCCGCAACTGCTTGATATGCTGGCTGAGAGCGATGCGGCCGGCTATGTGAAGGCCGTGCTGCCGCATTTCGTGGATGCGCTGCGGGGGTCACAGCTTTATTCTGCATACGGGCAGCTTGTCGATGCGCTTTCCCAGGAACCTCCGAAGTGGATGAAGCCGGAGCAAAAGGCAGATTGGACGAATGACCGGCTGCAATCTGTCATCGCGCACGCATCGACGATGGGCCAGTGGTTCAAGGCTCAAGAGGACCGCCTGAAAGAGATCGACACCGGCCGGCAGAAACCGAACGAGGAAGAAGTTGCGCAGCCGAAGGCGGAAACGCAAACCGGCACCGCCAATCCGCAATTCTGGAAGGATAACGTCTACCCTGACACGAATGCTATTGCGGAAAAAACATTCAATGAGGAACTGAAGCCCTGGGCTGAAAGACTATCCAAGGCCGGTTTTCGTCTTTCGGACGCGAAGAAGCAGGCGTTGGTTGGCGAACTCGTTCAGGGCGTGATTTCCGAAGCGAACAAAAATGCAGACTACAAGGTGCAGATGGCCCGCTACAACAGACAGCGGACTCCAGATAAGGCTTCTATCGTCTCTCTCTTCCGGTCCGAGTTCACCAAACACGCTCCGAATGTGATGAAGGCGCTTATCTCACGCGATTACGGCCAGATTATTGATAAGCGGACGGCGCCAAAGCCAAACGGGAACGGGAATGGAAGTAAACCCGCTCCGATTGTTCCGCAGAAGGGCGTCAAGATCGTGACCGTGAAGCCGAGCCGGGCCGACATTGACTTTCCACGCACCCCGGCAGAGTGGCTGTATCAGAACAAGTGGAAGATGAAGGACGGCTCGGTGCAACAGTACCGCCCATAGTGGATACGTTCATATCGGCTTCATCAATCCAAATCAGGAGAAACGCACCATGTATCCACAACCGCAGGGAATGGAAACCAGCATCTCCAACTACGGAGCCGTAGCAACTCAGGCTCCTCAACCTTCCGGTATCGCCTCTCGCATAACCGATCTTCAAAAGGCGGTGTCGGAACTTCAATCACTCACCTATCAGGTCAAGGCCTCGCTCGGAATCGCGAACCAGGATGTAGAGGCGAAAACTCCTGGGCAACCGGCTTCGCTTGCGGAGGTCTTGACCGACGCGCGGTGTCGGATCACGCGATCCAGCGCGGATTTGCAGGATGTAATTTCGCACCTAAACTCATAGCAATTTGACAGGTGTGCTATGATTTTGCATAGGATCAACCGGGCGTCAAAGTGGGACGAATGCCATATTGCAGCCCCGCCCGTGTAGGTGACTGATTAAAGGTGGCTGACAGCCGGGAAAGACCGGCAATAGCAAGGGTCTGTAGCCCGGAATTCCGAGACCGGTCTAAATAGCGGATAGCCTGCCGACCCAAACGAGAGGCACACGCGGGGATACGCTGAGACAGAGCGAATCGCCTAGCTCACGTTTGGATGGATTGTCATGGCACTCGGAACCGAACTTGCAGTACAGAATATCGAACTTGAAACCTTCGTAACGAAGATCGCCGATCTTCAGCAGCACTTCAACAAGCTACAAACCCGGCTCGACCGAGACGGCAACAAAAAGAAGGTCTCCAATCAGACCGCTCGCGGTGGCCAGCAGCGCGCACCTTTCTGGGTGCCCACCCGCGTACAGGGCGGCGCTGGAATCCAGCAATTCGCAGCCGACACGTCTACAACCGTGGCCTCCTGGCCGCGCGGCACCGCATCGCAGTTTGTTTCGTTTGCGGCTTCTCCGGTCCGTCTTATCAACGTGTGCGAAATCTCCAACCTTGCCGTCGAGGCGACTTCCGACAAGGAAACCGGCCTGGTGAAATACGACCGCGAGGAGATGGAAAAGACTTTGCTTTCCTTCGAGAATGGCCGCGAATCCCTTCTGAACTCAGATGGCACAGGAACGATTGATGTGATTCCCTCAACAGCTACAATCTCCAGCGGATCGGGGGGAGGGGGAAATGGTTCGGCCACCTACAGTTACATTTCCGGTTTACCCAACGCTGCAAGATTTGTCGATCAGCAAACAATCCAAGTCATTCAGGCTAATGGAACGCCCCGCGTAGGGACGCCCACAATCAGCTATATCGATCCGGTTGCACTCACATTGTGGTTTTCTACCGTGCTTCCTCTAAGCACGCAGGCTACCG